TACTAATGCTAAGTTCTTTATTAATGGAAGAATTATAGATGAAATGAAGATAGTTCCTTTAGAATGGACATCTATATTAATATCATTTACAGATAGTACTGATATTACTTTAAATTCTAAAACAGGTAAATTTGAAATATATGAAGGGTTCTTGGCTAACAATGTAGCCTTCTTCCAACAAGAGTTTGTTAACTTCTTTTCTAAACTAACTACAGGTAGACAGTGGACAGATCTAGACGCTGGGGTCTGGTCATTTCCAACACAGCAAGCAAGCCCATTAACTTGGCAACAATGGGGAGAAATTGCTATCACAGACATAGTTTCTCAAACAGGAGATAGTACTTTTAAAACTTATTTAGGACTTTCTGAGCAAGTATTTGATGATTCTGCAACTGCAGTTACAAATTCAGAAGGCTTTGATGTAATAACTAACGCAACTTGGGTTAAAAAAGAAGTCACAGCAGTATAATATGGTATACTTGTGTACATGAATCCAAAGAAACTTAAAAATGGTGGTAAGCCAAGAGTAAGTATAGTAGAAAAAAAGTCCGACTGGGGCATATACGTATGGAAATGTGACTTTGATGGCAAGCCTTTCGGAGATGGTCAAGGAAATATTATGAATATTCCTGGAAGACAATTTGATATAGAGAAGATGGCTAAGATCAGAAAAGCAGCAGAGTATCATAATGCTCCCCCAGGAAAAGTAGAGTTCATGGCCGGTGTAACAAGAGTCACAGACGAAGAGCATGCAGAACAGATAGATAGAATGAAAAATGGCTTAATCCCAAGCCAAACAGATATTGGTGCCTGGATGGCAGCAGAAAAAGGATTTAGACAACATGGAAGATAACGAAGCAATAGCAAGAATTGATAATTTAGACAAGGTAGAAAAAAAGTCCAAGGTAGATCCATTTATAACAGATGGAGAAATTGTAAAGTCATATGATGGCTTACATCAAAATTTTAGAAGAAAAATAACTAGAACAGTTAATAAAGCATTTCAAGGAATAGATGACACAAAGTCAAAACAACTATTTCCAGAAATGGACATGGTTACGGCCTATGGTTTATTTGACGTAGTTCTTCCACCTTACAACCTAGACGAACTAGCCTACTTTTATGAAAATTCATATGCTAACCACGCAGCAATCAATGCCAAGGTAGCCAATACAGTAGGGCTCGGATACAGTTTTGAAATGACTGATATGACAGTTGCTAAATTGGAAGAGTCAGAATCAGAAGATCAACTCATGAGAGCACAAAGAAAAATTCAAAGAACTAAATCACAAATGACAGACTGGCTAGAAAGCCTTAACGATGAAGATACATTTACACACGTTCTTGAAAAAGTATATACAGACGTAGAAACAGTTGGAAATGGATACATTGAAATTGGCCGTAAGGTCAACGGAGACATCGGATACATTGGACACATTCCAGCAACTACAATCCGTGTACGCCGTATGCGTGATGGATACATTCAAATTGTAAATCAAAAGGTAGTATATTTTAGAAATTTCCAGGAATCAAAAAATATTAACCCTGTAACAAATGACAATAGACCAAATGAATTAATTCATATCAAGAAGTACTCTCCAAAGAACTCATATTACGGAGTGCCAGACACAGTATCAGCAGCAACCTCTATGGTCGGAAACGAACTAGCAGGCAAATACAATGTTGATTACTTTGAAAATAAGGCTGTTCCTAGATACATAGCATTAGTAAAGGGTGCAAAACTAAGCCCTGAAGCAGAGGATAAATTCTTTAGATTTATGCAGGCTGGGCTACGTGGTCAAAATCATAGAACTCTTTATATACCACTTCCTGGAGATGGACCAGACAATAAAGTAGATTTTAAACTAGAACCAATTGAAAATGGAATTCAAGACGGATCATTTGAAAAGTATCGTAGATCAAATCGTGATGACATTCTTATGGCTCATCAAGTTCCTTACTCAAAAGTAGGTGGCGGTGCAGGAGTTTCTATAGCATCAGCATTGGTGGCAGATAGAACATTTAAGGAACAAGTAGCAAGACCAGCACAAAGAAATCTGGAAAAAACCATTAACAAGATTGTTAAGGAAAAGACAGATATGCTTGCCCTTAAATTCAATGAACTAACATTAACAGACGAGCAAACTCAAAGTCAAATAGATGAGAGATACCTACGTATGCAGGTAGTAGTCCCAAATGAAGTTCGTGAAAGATTAGGATATCCCCTTAGATCTGGAGGCTCTGACCCCATTGTTCTTGGTGCACAAGCAAGAGCAGAACAAGTCGCCCAATCAAGTGGAAATCGTAATAGGGATCAACAAAGAACAGATAATGCTTCTGACTCTACCTCCACCGCAACTGGGCGAAATGCTCAAGGTGAAGGAAGAGTGCAGCAATAATTTGTTATAATGTTATAAGTACCTATAAAGACTAATTATAATAGAGGTAGAATGACTAATTTATCTAAAGCATTTTGGCACTCAGAAGATAACAACATAAAGTTGTCAATGCCAATTGCAAAAGTAGACAAAGAGAAACGCACAGTTTCTGGTTTCGCAACTCTTGATAACATTGACAAGCAATCAGACATTGTCCCAACAGATGTTAGCATAAAGGCTTTTGAAAGATTCCGTGGCAACTTGCGTGAAATGCACATGCCTATAGCGGTGGGTAGAGTAGTATCATTTAAATCAGATACTTTCTATAATAATGAAGAAGACAAATTTTATAATGGAGTATTCGTAAATGCATATATATCAAAAGGTGCCCAAGATACCTGGGAAAAAGTTCTTGATGGTACTCTTTCTGGCTTTTCTATTGGTGGTAGCATCAAAGACTCTGAAGAAATGTATGACTCCAAGATGGATAAAGCAATTAGGGTTATTAAAGACTATGACCTCCACGAACTCTCATTGGTAGATAATCCTGCTAATCAATTTGCAAATATTGTATCAATTGAAAAAATAGCAGACGGTAGTAACAAAATAGATGGTATTATTAGTAAAGTAGATCTTGAAAATGTTTATTGGTGTGAATCTGATTCCCTAGTAAGACTTTCTCAAGAAGAAGATTCCGCTTGCCCATCATGTGAAAAACACATGATAAATATAGGCTTTGTAGAATCAAATGATACTGAAAAGAATTCTGTGGTAAAAGGTTTACTGAAATCACAGAAAATTAGACTTGGTGAAAAAATAACCAAGGCTGAAAATCCTGATAAGGAGGGGAATAATATGGCAGAAGAAAATGTAGAAGTAGCACCAGCAGCAGAAGAAGTTGTTGAAACACCAGCCGCAGATGCACCAGCCGTAACTGAAGAAGTTGCAGCAGAAGCACCAGCCGCTGAAGAAGTTGCTACCGAAGAAAACATTGAAAAATCTGATAGTGCAGAAGAAGCACCAGCAGAAGCACCAGTCGCAGATGCACCAGCAGAAGCAGCAGTTGCTCCAGCAGAAGTAGTAGCAGAAGATGCACCAGCAGAAGATGCCGCCACTCCCGCCGAAGATAGCGAAGACGCAGAATTGGCAAAGGCTGTAGATACAGTACAAGAATCTATTGACGAGGTTCAAAATACAGTTGCTTCAGCACTTGGAGACTTGGTGGCAACAGTTAAGTCACTTAATGAAAAGATGACAGAACTACAAAAAAGCATTGTTTCCGCAAAAGAGGAAATTACAAAAGTAAAAAACAATGTTGATGAGTTTGGAAAGCGTGTCGACTCACTAGAAGATGACACCGCTATCCGTAAGTCTGGCGACCTCGGCGGGGTCGTTCAGGAAACACAAATAAGAAAAGGATCGATGTGGGGCGGGCGTTTCCTCAATTCCGCTGACCTATATCGTTAAATTCACTGGGAGGTGAAATAATTATGGCAGAAGAAATTTTAGAAAAGGCTGCTGCAACAGGATCTATCGTTTCTGGTGGTATTGGTGGTGTAACAACCCCAGCCGCAGGAGACCTTGGTGTCGCAGGTGCCGCTGGTAATGATGGCGGTATTCTTGCTCCTGAGCAATCACGCCAATTTATCGAATACATATTCGAACAACAAGTTCTTGCAAGAGATGGACGCAGAGTAACAATGCGTACAAACGCTTCAGAACTTGAAAAGTTAAACGTAGGCGAAAGAGTAATCCGTGCCGCTGCACAAGCAGATGCAACTTACACAAACGCTGGCGTAACTTTCACAAAGGTTGAACTTTCAACAAAGAAGATTCGTCTTGATTGGGAAGTATCAACAGAAGCATTGGAAGATAACTTAGAAGGAGCAGGTTTAGAAGACCACTTAGTTCGTACCATGACACGTGCGTTTGCAAATGATTTAGAAGATCTAGCAATCAACGGAACAGGTACAGGATCAAATGCGTTCCTAAACATCCTTCAAGGTTTCACAGCAAAGGAAAACACTTCAACAAACACTGCAACATTCGGTACAAATATCGAAGACTTACAAGCACTTGTGCTTGCAATGCCTCGTAAATATCGTGCTTCACGTGCAGCAATGAAGTTCTATGCTGATACTGAAACAGTATCTAAGGTAATTAATGGTCTTGGCTCATCAGGCAACTTAAACAGCGAAAGAATCGTTGAAAGAGTTGTTGCTGGTCAAGAACCACAAGTACTTGGTGCTCCAATCCAGTACCGTGTACTAGGACTTCCTTTATTGGAAGTACCTTTGATGCCTGCAGATCGTATCGTTTTGACATTCCCTGAAAATAGAATTTGGGGTTTCCAAAGAGATATTACAGTTCATCGCGAATTCCAACCTAAGAAAGATACAGTAGAATATACTGTCTTCTTACGTTTTGGTGTTCAAATCGAAGAAACTGATGCAATAGCACGTACAGCATAATTTGCTTTACGAATTATAGAGGGGGGCAGAAATGTCTCCCTCTTATTTATTTATAGTATAATTAAATAGAGGTGCACATGGAACTTTTAAGATTGAATAACACAACAAGTTTATCTGCATCATTTTCTGGATTAACAGCA